CAGATGCGTGAGTTATACCATGACATCGGACATCCACCAACTGGAAGCTGTGGCGGTTGCATACCAATGATTATTGAAACATTAATTGACCATTTAAAAGAGGAGGGTTTATATGCTACCTGAAGAAACAAAACAAAGAATGATTTTAGCATTAGAACAGAACTTAGGTATTGTTACTAATGCTTGTAAAGCTATTGGTATATCTAGACCGATGCACTACAAATGGCTAAAGGAAGATGCGGAATATAGAAGGGCAGTTAAAGATATGGAGAATGCTGCTCTTGACTTTGCAGAATCACAACTGTTAAAGCAAATACAAAAAGGCAATCCATTATCTACTATATTTTATTTAAAGTGCAAAGGAAAAAAGAGGGGTTACATTGAGCAAAACAATTTAGAAATAAAAGGAAACATGGTTTTCCGAGCAGACTTTGGCAAAGGCGATACTATACACACCACATCAGAATCAAACGAAGATACACAACGCCATCAATTGGGGGAGTGAGAAGTATTACATTCTGAATATTGGAAGACAGTTTGGTAAAACATTACTGGCTACAAATCAATTATTATATTGGGCCTTAAACAATAAAAATGTTAAGTGTGCATGGGTATCTCCAACCTATAAGCAAAGCAAGAAAGTATTTGATGAGATGTATAAAGCATTTCAGAAAAGACCTGAGATTTATAGGACTGTTAATCGAAGTGAATTATTGTTGGAATATGCTTCCGGTTCTACGATTCAATTCTTTAGTGCTGAGAGATACGATAACATTCGAGGTTTTACTTTTGAATATTTAGTTTGCGATGAGTTTGCTTTTATGAGTGAACAGGCATGGACTGAGGTATTAAGAGCAACGGTATTGGTTAAAGGGCGAAAGGTATTATTAATATCAACCCCAAAGGGTAGAAATCATTTCTATAAGCTTTATCAAATGGATGGGTATAACCCGCAATATAAAAGCTTTACAATGACTTCTTATGACAATCCTATAATTATCCCATCTGAGATTGATGACGCAAAACAAACACTTCCTGACCATGTATTTAGACAGGAATATTTAGCGGAGTTTATTGATGGTGGAGCTGGAATGTTTAAAGATGTGCAGATAAATAACATGCCTGAAATGACAGGAAGATATTACGCTGGAATAGATGTTGGAAGAGCAGACGATTATACGGTGCTTACTATATTAAATAACAAATCAGAAATGATTTACTGCGAACGTTGGCGGCAAATGGATTGGACAGAAATTGTCCAAAAAATTAAACAGCAACTTGAGAAATACAATCCCGATACACTTATAGAGGTTAACTCAGTTGGTGATGCTGTGTTCGAAATGTTGCGTAACGAGATACCTTCGGTTTACATTGCTCCATTTGTTACCACATCAAAAAGCAAACAGGATATAATAGAAAATCTAATTGTTGCAAACCAAGACAAAAGTTTAAAGGTGCTACAAAATGAATGGTTATTAAAAGAGTTAGAAGTATTCAGCTACGAATACAATCCGAAAACAAGAAGCGTCAAATATTCTGCTCCATTTGGATTCCATGATGATGGGGTTATGAGTTTGGCAATAGCTTACCAATCATTTAGACAAGCTGAGAAAACTTATTTGTCCTCAACTTTCCGATAAAAATAGGGTACAAAACATAATCTAATAACACTTTATAAATAGACACATGAAAACACCAAAGAACTGGAACGATGTAAGTTTAAAACAACTAATTGAAATTGAAGCAATTAGAAACGATAAGTCAATAGATAAAGAAATTTATCCTGACATAACACGTTCATTATTAATACTTTCGTTGTTTACTGGCATACCTTATTCAGAGTATGAACAGATACCGCTCAATAAGTTACAAGAAGAAATTAGTAAGATTAAATTTTTAAGTGAACTTCCAAAGACTGAGGTAGTAAGAAAGTTTTATCACAAAGGTTATTATTGGAGAGTTAATTTTGATTTGAAAGAATTAACAGCGCAGCAATTTATTAACCATTACGAACTTACAAAGGACAGCGAAAAGATATTTGAAAATGCAAATAAGTTAATGGCTATCTATTGTGTACCACAAAGGTTTTTTATAAAGTCTAAAATGACTGATGAGCGAAAACAAGAGTTAATGAAGGATTGTCCGGTCAGCGTAATTTATCCGCTGGTGGTTTTTTTTTGCAATCTCTTTCCGATTTTATTCGAGGGTATAAAGGATTATTTGAATCAAGCAGACGAGTTTCTTCAGAAGACAATGAGCAAAGTAGAAAAACTAAACCAACAAGCAACTTAACATGGTATTATATTTTGGACAATCTCAGCAATTCAAACCCTTTGGTGTGGGATGAGTACATGAGTTGGACAGCATATAAATTTTTGAATGTATTACAGTTTTATAGAATAAAAGAGAAAGAATTAGAATGGCACAGAAAGGAACAGGAACGGCGAATTTCAGCGAGGAGATAAGTAATTACTTAACTAATCAAGTTGGTGAAAGCGTTTTAAACTTTCAAAAGAATGATACGCTAACTGACTTTATTAATAAGTGGGCGGACATTTGGCGTGATTCTTTAACTCAAAATAAACACATTGCAAGTGGTGAACTTTACCAATCGTTATTAGATGGGTGGGAGTTTACAACATTAGGAAAACGTGTTAATATAAAATTGGTGCTTCCAGAATATTACGGTGCAACTGATACAGGAAGAAATGAAACTTCAAGTAGTGGAAATGGCGCATTAAGAAAAGCTTTGGCATTTGATACAGGTAAAGCTGGTGGATGGATTGCACAAAAGAAATTAGTTCCTTCAAGTGGAATGGAAATAAAAGGTAAGTATAAATTAAAAAACGGAACGATTAAAACTTACACAAGAAAGTTAACAGCGGCACAAGCTAATAAATCTTTGTCATTTGCAATCTCAAGAAAGATACATGAAAATGGTTTTGAAGGTACGCGCTGGTTTAGTAAACATCTAAGCACATTTGAAAAAGAATTATCCGTATCACTTGAAGAACAATTTGGTAAAGGCGCAAAGTTTAATTTAGAAATATTTGGTAAATAATGGCAATCACAATTCAATCATATCCAATAGGTGGACAAAATGTTACAATGGCTCACAATCCGATTGAGTACGTTGTATCTTCAACAAACAAAACACAAACTAATTTTAAATACATTGCAGACCTTTACTGGCTTGGTGCAACAGAACCAGTTAGATTCACAATGGGAGTAGAACCAACTTATGGTAATTGTAGATTTGATTTTAGTTCTATAATGAGAAACTTGGTTACATCAGACCCTCCAACTTTTATAAATGACTTTCAACCATGTACTAATAGTTACCAAACATTAACAGTAAAATTTGGTGAGCAGTACGGCGCAAGTTCAGCGTTGACTAATTATTTGAATTTGGCAACCCACACCATGAAAGTTTGGAATGGTAGTTTGGCAGTTAGTGATTGGTGGAATAACAATAATCCTGTTACAGCTTATGCAATTGCAGATAGTTCAAAAAAATTCTTAACTAATATACCGAGAGGAAATCAAGCAAATGGAACTAAAGTTTGTTACAACGATTTGCACTTTTTATATTTATTACAAGATGGGACAGGAACAAACATTGATTATGTAAAGTTTAAACTTTATAAAGGGGTATCATTATATAATACAGTAACATGGGATTGCGCTCAAAATAGAACTATTCCTGTTTTAAGATTTGGAGTAGGTGGTAAGAATTTGCAAGAAGCTTCAACCTATCAGAATGAATTAAATATTACCTCAACTGCTGGGTTTCCATTTATGGATGAAGAAGTAACAACGTATTCAGTACAATTATTTGATAGCACTAATAAAGCAATAACGGAAGAGTTTTGGTTTAAAATAGAATGTGAATGTACTTGGGAAACTCCATACCGCTTATGTTTTCTTAATAAGCTAGGAGGCTATGACTTTTTTAATTTTAATTGGAATAGTAAAAAAACATCTACCTATAAAAAGAGTGATTATGAAAGTAAGATGTGGGAATGGAATAATACCGGAACTGCAATACTTTATAATTCAAAGTCAAGAGGAAAAACTCAATACTCAACAATAGCAAATGATAAGCTTCAACTTACAAGTGGTTGGCTAACAGAAGATGAATCAACAT